TGCTACAAAGGGTAATAAAGACGGAACAATCGTTTTGCCAGCTACTTTGAAAGACTCTAAGGGTGGAACTGTAAAAGTAACATCAGTGATTAAAGACGCACAAGGAAATGTAGAAAGCAACGGACAACTTGCGCCCGGTGTTCATCTTGTAACGTTCTCCGCTGAAGGTTATGCAGATGTTTCCACGGGTGTTGCTGTAACAGATAAACCCTAGCGAGCCCGACGGGGCTAACCACGCAGCCTTTGCATATAGTGCAGACGGTAAAGATAGATTTATGACAGTTTATCCGAATTTGAATTTGTTAAGAAATACGAGAACTTTAACAGCAACTTCAACTTCATTAGCTTGGAATACTTTATTTAGTTCTGATCAAATATACGACTCTACAATTAAGTCAAAAACTGGAGTTTCAGCAATGAACTTTAGTTTCGACGTTTTTGTACCATTGAATACCACAATTGGAGGTGCAATTCCTATCCAGATTAAAGGTCAAACTTCTAAAGCTAACTCAAATGTTGGGTCTGATGATTTCAATACACTTATCGCTAACAGTAGTATTTATGTTGTTCAAAAAAGTGATTTAGGTAAAACAATTCGTATAAGCGTTCCAATGCAAATAGACAGTAAATATAAAACTTTTGACAGCGCTCTAGCCGATACTGATAGTCTTACTGTTAGACAAGTAACAGGCCAAGCAGGGTTTGTATATTCCAAATTGAAACTTGAAATAGGTTCAACAGCCACTCCATATATGCCTTCGTTTAGTGAAGTGAAAGCTGAAGATTATCCAAGCTATATCGGAACATATACTGATAATAAATCAAATGAACAAAGTACAGACCCAGAAAAATATACTTGGGAAAAAATAGAATAAGTAAAGGGATATAAAATAAAATGGCAAAACAATTGAGCACAGCACGTAAATTTAAAATGATTACAGGGAAAGACCTTTTCCAACAGCAAAAAGCAATGGACACAGAGCTTAAAAAAGAAGACGGAGAAATTACTGATGTAATGGAATTCGTTCAATATGGTCTATACTTGGCTCTTTTTCAAGATAACATTGTAAAAGCAAAAAGTGACTTCTCTGACTTCCGTTCTAACTTTGAGTTCGATACTGCCGGCAAAGGACTTAAAGAACTCGTAGAACTATGGCAGAAAGAAATTTAATGAGCTGAGAGGGCTGTGAATGATTTTAAAACATGCAATTAGATACTTAGAACTAACTGGTTCGGACTTTATTACAGATTTGAAAGACTTTGCAGACCTACAAAATTCTTTTGTCGCTGGATATATTCCTGATGACTTTACAGAGCAAATGGAGAGCTTTACAGACAAGTTATTGATACTTTGGGTAGATTGTAACGGAGGGCTGCAAAACGCATTAGACGATAAAACAGAGCTCCCTACAACTAACGAGTTAATCAATATCTTCTGTAAGACTGTTTTTATTAAAGAAAAAGAGGAAACGGAAGACGATATGGTCTTCTTTTCTTCTAGTTCATTGATTAAGAAAAAGAAAGATACTGTAAAGGAAAATAAAACTTTAGAACTTTTGACTATTTTAGGCAATAATGAAATTGATATAACGCAGTTCATGGAAATGGAACTAGAACTCGTTTATAAAATAATCGAACTTATTGCAGAGAAGAAGAAAGAGGAAAAAGAAAAAGAGAAAAGGCGTAAAAGAAAGGGTATGTAATGGCAAATAATGCAACATTTGAGGTCGAGATATACGGTAATACAACGAAATTCGAGAACTCACTTAAAGGCGTTAATACCGCAATGTCAGGGCTTAGAGGAGAAGCGAAAAACTTACGTGAAGCTCTAAAACTTGACCCCACAAATACCGGTAAAATGGCGCAATTGCAGAAGAACTTACAAACGCAGTTGGGCTTATCACGTGACAAAGCAACAAAATTAAAAGAAGAACTTTCTACGGTTGACAAAGGGACGTCAGCAGGTCAAAAGAAATGGCTACAACTTACTAGAGATTTAGGCACAGCAGAAACACAAGCTAATAGGCTAGAGGGCGAAATTAAGCAAGTCGAGGGTGCTATTAGTTCAGGCTCTTGGAACATTGACGCTAAAATGGATACTAAAGGCGTTAATAGCGGAATTGAGGGCATGAAGTCACGCTTTAGCGGTCTTAGAGAGATTGCTGTTGGTGCATTCAGACAAATCGGTGCAAGTGCTGTTAGTGCTGTCGGTAATGGCTTAAAAGGCTGGGTATCTGACGCAATGGATACTCAAAAAGCCATGATTTCATTGCAAAATACAATGAAGTTCAAAGGCAATGGACAAGAGTTTGATTATGTAAGCAAATCTATGCAGAACCTTGCTAAAGACACAAATGCAAATACCGAAGATACTATTAAACTTTCGACAACGTTCATTGGTTTAGGTGATACTGCTAAATCAGCAGTTGGTAAAACGGAAGCATTAGTAAAAGCTAACCAAGCATTTGGTGGTACTGGCGAACAAAGGCGTAGTTCAGGCTTACGGTCAAATGTCAGCAAGTGGTAAAGTCACAGCTGAAAACATCAATCAGTTGACAGACAATAACACAGCTCTTGGTTCAGCGCTTAAATCGACTGTTATGGAAATGAACCCAGCTTTGCAACAGTACGGCTCATTTGCTGCAGCTAGTGAAGAGGGTGCTATATCGGTTGAAATGCTGGATAAGGCTATGCAGAAACTTGGCAAAGCAGGTGGTGGGGGAGTAACTACTATTGGTGACGCTTGGGATAGTTTCAATGAAACATTATCACTAGCATTACTTCCTACACTTGAAGCTTTAACTCCTATTATTAGTGGTTTAATTGATAAAATGAGCGGTTGGGGCGAAAGTGCTGGTCAAACTATAACAAAGGTTATTAAGTATTTTCAAGACTTGTTTCAAAAAATGCAAGAAAATGGAACCACTTTAGCCTTTTTAGAGGCTTGGGATAATATAAAAAGCGCATTTAATTCCATAGTTTCTATTATAGGGAAGGTCATAAATGCATTTTTTGGAATAAATACAGAAACAGCGAAAAATTCAACAAGTATAGATAACGTAGCAAAGACCATAGCTAAATTCGCTGGTAAATTTTCAGAAGTCACGGACAAAATAGCTAAATTTCTGGAAAAAATTAGTAAAAGCAAGGAAGCAATAGATAATATAAAAGTAGCTTTAGTTGCTCTTGCTGGTGCTTTCGCAGCTTTAAAAGTCATTAATGGAATTGTCAAGGCGATTGAACTTTATAATAACGTAGTTAAAATTGGAACAGCTATACAAGGTGCTTTCAATGCTATAATGGCTATGAATCCATTCGTGGCTCTTGGCGTAGCAATCGCAGCCGTTGTTGCTGGTCTAGTTTACTTTTTCACTCAAACCGAAACAGGTAAAAAGGCTTGGGCTAGTTTTGTAGGCTTCTTACAGAGTGCATGGGACAAAGTAGTTAAGTTCTTTAGCGGTATTGGTCAATGGTTTTCTGATATATGGAACGGAGCAGTTGACGGAGCTAAAGGCATTTGGCAAGGCTTAGTCGATTGGTTCAGTGGAATTGTACAAGGTATTAAAGATATTTGGGACAGAATAAAAACATTCTTTACTACCTTATGGACAAATATTGTTACTGGTATTCAAACGGCATGGGCTGGAGTTACAGGTTTCTTC